TTTAGGTTCTTCTTTTTTAGGTTCTTCTTTTTTTTCTTGAACCGGTTCAGGCTTTGCCTCAACTTTTTCTTCTACTTCAAATTCTACTTTCTCTTCTTCTTTTTTTTGCGAAGTATCTACTTCACTCCAATTATCTTCCATGTTATCCTCCGTTGTGCACGAAACAAACGCATTACGTGCTTATATTACTATTATATCACATTTTCACTGAAAATGCAACTACTATTTACATTTTTGTTAAATTAAATGTTGGGTCTAAATGTGTTGGGTCATCTACTTTCATTATTATCTGGTCATCAAATAATAATAATAGTTTAACACCTTTGTAAAATAACTTTTGTCCGGCATGTTTACCATAACAAATATAATCATCTACTTCACACCAAGGCCCATTTGGAAACTTATCTATATCTTGATAGGCTAAGTCTCCTACTTTTAATACTCTACCAACTGTAGTTAAATAAGACATATCATCTTTTACTGCATCTGGTAATAATATACCACCTTTAGTTTTTTCCTTAATACTTATAGGTCTAACTAAAACATGATATCCTGGTAGTTCTGGTAACATATCTGGGTCTACTTTATTATCATCAGATATCCAAGAACTGTTTTGCATTGCTTTTCCTAAAGCTACTTGTTGCATTAATCATCCTCCATTCTACGTTTTAAAATATGTTTTAAATTTTGTTTACACCATTCTATACTATTGATAGAACCAACCATTTGTCTATAATGAGGATAATCAGAAGCTGAACCACTACCTAATGTTTCTTGTAACTTCTTAATTTCCTCATCATAGACTTTTAATACTTCGTCAAATATTTCCATTTAACTATTACTGGTCTGCAAATGCAGGTGCAGTCGTTGAAGTTACGTGTCCATAAACCTGATAGTTTGTACTATCAAGGCCAATAAATATAACATCAAAAGCTGCAGGCACATTTAACTGTAGACTACTATTTGAACTACCATTTGGATATACTACAGCATTATCAGCATTAGTATCTAAATGCACAATATTACCTTTGTAAAAATTACTATTACCAGGTGTTATAAATATTGCATCAGTTGCATCAGTAGCTAAACCACCATAAACAAATCTATATGCAACACCTGCTTCAGGTGCAGGAAGTGTATAAGTATTATCCTGTCCACCATCTGGTACTAAATTAATTCTACCACCATGTGTTGCTTTTACTATTGTTATATCACCATCAGCTAATACTGTAGGTGTTGCTACCATTCCGGCACTACCATAAGTAAAATCTGTAGTAATAACACCAGTAGAGGAATTTTCTGTGATAGCATTAAAGCCATCTTCAGACCTCACTGGTCCTTTAAAAGTTGTATTCGCCATTTTATTCTCCTTGAATAATCTACTGTCTTGGCAAGTCTGCTAGGTCAGTCAGTAGAAGTTAATAAACCCTAGAAATTATTTATCTATATCTTTAATAAAATTTAATACGTCTTTATCTTCTTTTTGTTCTACATCTACTTGTTTCTTTGCAGAATCAAAAAGCATCTTTTGTTGTTCTAATTGTATCTTTTCTTCTTCAATAGATAACTTAGTCATCATATCTAACTTCTTTAATGCTTCTCTACTTGTTCTATCATCTACAGATTTTTGTGCTTTAAATGAAGTTGTAATACCTTTATGTTGAGCATCTATCATTTGTCCTTGACGTTTAATATCTAATTCTTGTGCCTCTATTGCTATCTTAGCATTTTCTTTTGCAGCATCTAATTTAATTTTTTCTTTTTCAAGTTCTACTTTAGATTGTTCTAATGCTACTAACTGTTGTTCAGGTGTCATTTGTTTACCCATTGCTATATTAGCATTAAGAACATCTTGAGCTGCAGCAGCCATAACAGCTTCTATTTCTGTAGGCTGTTGAGGTTGTTGAGGCATTTGTTCCATCATAACTTTAGATGTACCACTTATTTGTTCTTGATATTTCATTATAGAATGTTCTTGTATATTTGCTTCTAATACAGGTTTTAATCTAGCCATAACAGGACTAGCACCATTCATTGGGTCTGATAAATAAGACATCTTTACTTGAATATGAGCATCATGATTTTGACCTGGAAAAGCTGAAATAGGTATACCTTTAGTTGCAGCAGCTATATCAGATACTGGGTCTAAAGGTTGTGGCTTTGGTGCCATTGGTAATATCTCTTCTATATTAGGCATGTTAGCAGCATTTAATATAGTTCTATTTAATGCTTCAAGATTAAACATACCTGGTGGTGATTGTTGTGCCATTTGTAATGCCATATTAGCTAACATCATTCTATGTGCATTAGAAGGTATGTTAGGGTCACTAACAGGTATAACATCTACAACACCATCAAAATCTTTTTTAAATATTTCTCTACTTGCATTAGGAACATCATAAGGATATTCTGCAGGTAAAAAATCATAATCTATTTCTGCAATAATTTTAAATTCATCTCTTTGTGATTTATGTAATCTTTTGTGAATGCCAGAAAAGAATTTACTAGAGGCTTCTATTAAAGCCATAGTAGTTCCAACTGGTCCATAGGAGGCAGCATCAGAAACTATTTGTTCTGTGCTGTCTGCAAACTTCTGACCTGCAGCAGTTACAAATCCAAGCATATTGTATAGCACTGAGGAAGGCTCTTTATATGGGAGAGGAACTATAGCCTTTTGTAAGTCTATACCAGTTGCTTCGACCTCCTTGAACTCACCAGGAGCAATAGGTTCGTTATCACCCACCATTCTTACTCCTTTAGCCTTAAACCCTCCTGGTAAATTAGCAAACTGTCCAGCATCAACAAGGCTTCTCATTGCTGCTGTAGCTGTTAATGTTAAATTACCTAAGAAGTGGATAAGACCTAACCCATAAAAACTAAAGCCAGGCACAAATTTGTAGTGGACAAAATGCATCCTTTTTTCTTTATTTGCATCTTTAGCTCTATAGTTTCTACGAATACTTAGTACCTGACGAGACTCCTCTTCTACTGTAATAATATAAGGAGCAAACTCACCTTCTTCACATTCAGGGTCAGGAATGTCAAGATGTACGTGTTGTTCTAGTAATACATATTGTGGGTCACTATCTGCTGTTGGTGAAATACCCATAATAGTATTTAATTTTTCTGATAGATTACTTTGCATAGGATTAGATGCTTCTGGTAAACTTACATCTCTATAGTTTCCAGACTCTATATCTCTTTGCATATCTACAGGATTACGATAAATAACATGTGTATATCTATCTGCTTTTCTTAAATTAGAAGCATAGTATGATACATAAAATTGGTCAATAGGTACAAATTCTGATACAGGTCTTTCTAATCCAGCATCATAATATACTTTCTTAATAGCAGAACCTATGAGAGGTAGATGAAATAACATTCTTTCAAACTCATCAAAGTATTCTGGCATTTGTTCAGTCAACTGGTAGTTCATAAAGTTTTGAACTCTATTTGCTTGTTCTTGTTTATCCACAGATTGATTACCTAATATCTGTGCTTTTACAGGCCCACCAGATGGAAATAATTCTTGTGAGGCTTTTGCTTGAAACTTGACAGCAGACTCTATTAATAAAGGATGTACTGCAGTACAAGCACCTTCAAAAGGTTCTGTTGTATCTTCTAGTTTTAATCCTAGTAAATCAAAACCTCTTTCAAACATTGAATCCCATTCACCTCTAGAATCTTTATCTGCTTGAAAATTATCAATAACTGTATTAGCAATATCATTTAATAAACCTTCATCCATCTCTTCTGCAAGATTTGTATAATATTCTTTTGCTGTTACCTCTTCTTCTATTCCTTCTTCACCAAAGTTTACTACAACTCCACCATCATCAGCTACCTCAAAAGATACATTCTCATCTTCTGGTACTGTAGCATTTATATTTACTACATTGGTTGATTCTTCTTTTTGTTCAAATGGATTTTTTTCTACTGCCATTATTTAGTTCCTCTCCATAGGTAATTTTGCTTTTTTTAAATTTTCTTCCCATTTATTTTTACGACCAGCTCCAGGGTCTACTCCTTTATCTAACCACTCTCTAGACCAGTTATGTTCTTTTTTTACATCAAATCCTGGGTAATCATTATCGACCCAAGTCCACTTATGATGATATATTAAATCTGAATCTTTAATTTTACCAACATCACCCTCTGGTGTAATAGTTATATTTTTTCCAACTTTAGGTTCTCTTGCAGTATCAAAGTCTGGAGCTTCTTCAAATCTTATATTTTTATTATTATAATCATACTTAATAGTTTTAAAATTAAAATCTTTTGGTAATTTATTTATAGCTTTATTATAAATATCTTGTAACTCTTTTGGTTGTCTACTTATATAATCTTTATGAAAATAAATAGCACCACCTATATTTTTTCCTACAGGATACTCAACATTTTTAACTACACCACCTCTTTTAACTGTACTACCACCTTTTGTTTTTAAAGGAGCTGTTCCTTTAGTTGCAACAATAGTTTTACCTTTTAATTCTACATTTCCTTTACCAAATACTTTTTCTATTTCTGGTATATAATCTTTTGTTTTCATATTAGTTTGAAAACCATCTTTAGTCATTTCACCAACACCAGTTCCTTTTTTTTCGTATGTTATAAAAAATGCTTTACCATCTTTTTTAGTAAAATCTTTTGCTTCTTTAATTACTGAGTTTCTAATTTCTGGTTCTTTAATTACATTTAAAACATTTGCAACTGTTGCTGTATCAGCAGGTTTTTTAGATATAGTATTTAATACTTTATCATTATGTTCTGTACTTCTATTAAATTTATCATAAACTAAATTTGTTGCTTTTTTATTTTTCTTTAAATAATCACTTCCTTTATCAAACTTACCACCACCAATATCTATATTAATTTCACCAGGTTTAATATCAAAATTTTTATCTTTGAATATTGCAGCAATCTGTGGTCTAGATGTTTTAGCACTGGTAAATTCTTGTTTTGGTGCCTCTACTTTTTCTTTTAATATTTTTTTAGCAACTGTTTTAGCTGCAGCTTTTGGAACTCTAGCTGCT